ATACCGGTACCTTAATTTCATCTTTTTCTAGCTCAGTAGTTACAGTAAAAGAAGCTGTATCTGCTACGGTTTCCAATACTCTACATAAGTCTTTCTTTTGCCATACATTAGGTAGTGGTTCGTAAAGTTTTAATAAGAGAGATACTGTATTTTTGTATGGCAGTACATCTATATTGATTACAGTATGTACGTTATTTTTGCCGAAATCTAACTTAAGATCAGAAAAGTATGCGTTATTCTCTAACTTACTCTTTATAATGTTTACTTGATCTGTAAGATCTTCGTCTGTTATTTCTAGAGTTAATAGCCTGATTTCAGTTCTATCACTGCTTATTTCTTCTATAAAGAACTTTTTTGGTACGGTACTGTCAGAAAATAGATCTGAAAAGAAATTATATGTTAGTAGTATATCTCCGTTTCTATACCCATTAGTGATAGCGTCTTGAGAAGGGCTAAGTTCAAGGTTAGAAGCTCCGGTTTTACCAGCTCCAGCTGATAGTAAGGATTGTGTTGCTCCTTTATAGTTTAGTTGGGTTTTTAATAGCTCTCCATCTAATGTGTAGAAGTGTAGATCTATATAGTCATTATCTACCCTAAAGGTATTGTTAATAGAGAAAGGGCCAACCAGTACCTGGTCTTTGATTTCTATCTCAGACCTAGTAGAATAGTCGAAATTTTCAACTTCATTTACTATGTACTTAATCGTTGCCATCTTCTACACCGGCATTTTTATTTGCCAATTCTATTTCTAAATCTATTATTTTAGTGTTTGCCTCTAAAAGTTGATCTCTTAGTTCTGCTATTTCATCTAGTAGGGGCTGTATATCTTGTAAGTTATCCTGTAGGTCTAAAAGCTCGCCACTTCTTTCTACTAAGTATCTATGTGATTCTTCATCTCCCTCAATAGGTATATCAAGGTACAGGTCTTCATAGTCTTTAAAGAACTGATCTACTGTTTTAACGTTATCATCTTGAGCTTGGGGTACAAACGATTTGAACTCTCTATCGATTACTTTACCGAAGGAGTCCTTTTGATAAACCGTTTTTGATATCTTGATATTTTTACCCATTTCTTACTACCTTAAATACGTTTTTATTATCAAGTACTACAGTGCTTCCATTTAAAGTTGTCTTTAAAAGTAATCTGTAATACCTTTCTGGCTGTAAAGCATCCATATATACATCAAAATAACTACTAGTATCATCGGCACTAACTTTAGTGTAATTAGTATCGAAGTCTATAATCATTTCATCACTATACTCATCTTTAATAGCCCAGTACGTATTTTGGGGTAGTTTATATTCAGTAAGGTATATTGAGCCGGTACTGAATGTTCTTGTTGGGTATTTAGGTCTTGCTGATAATCTAAATCTTGTTATATCCGAATCTACGTACTTTTCTTTTTGGTTCTTTATATTTACAGTTGCTATATCTGTTGAAAGTTCGGTTAGTGAACTAGAATAGGTTGTATCGTCCCACTTAAATTCAAGATAAGGGGGAAATACAGTGTTAGTGTCCCCTCCAAAGTAATGAAGTGATATTGATGAAGTAGTTTCGAATTCTAAGCTATCTTGTAACTTTAATAACAGCCCGTTATTGTCTATAGAACCGGCATTAGATGAACTGATAAAACTAGTTACATTAAGGTCTAAGTCTAAATCAGAACCTACATCAAAACTTTGAGAGGCTGCTAATGATCCAGTAATGTAGTCACACCCAAGGTTTGTCCACTGTACTGTTCCAGCGTCTTTATATCTCCAGGTTACACCTGTTGTATTTACAGGAGAATCAGCTAACTTACCTGTACCTTGAGACCATGAAGACGATATAGGGTATCCTTCTATATTAAAAGATGTAGGTAGTTCGCTTGCTTGTGCTATATAAAGATGTAAAGAAGCGGAATAGGGGCCGGATACCTTTGTGCTGAGTGCACTGGTTATATCTCGATCTCTAAATTTAATTAGTATCCGGCTTGAGCGTCCTATTCCATCGTCATCAGGGTATGAACGAATTTCTAATATTTCATCTAATCCAGCATTACCATATACTCCTGCAGTATCAGGTTTGCTGAGTATGGTTGAATCTTTTTCAGGATATATTCTGTATACTGCCATTTTATATAGTTGTTACTCTTCCTTCTATGTCTTGATTAGGGTATTTAACCTCAAAGCAACAAGGATCATAAGAAGGGTATAATACGTTATTTTTAGTTGCGCCTTTTGTGTCGTACCCGGTAGCGCTATATCTGCCGCCAGCTTTATTTATTAGCGTCACATTCTTAACTGTCTGTACACCTTTTACTCTATCTAATGCTGTATATACAGACGATATATTAATAGGTTGGTTAATAGTCAGTTTTTCTTTAGCAAAGTATTTTTTTAACTCTTCTGTACAGTTTAATAGTACATCTCTAGATTGGTAGTTAGGTAAAGCTACTATTTCAAACTGAACACCTATGTTTACTACGAATGCATCTTTTATTTCAACCGCATCAGTAAGCATCATAAATTCTGATAAATATGTCTTAAGGTTTTCTTTAAGTGTAGTAGAAGCAGGTACTAAGTGCCCTTCGTTGTTATATGCTAAAACATATAATGATAGTGCTAGCCTGTTATCTCCTAATATCGATTCATTACTTCTAGTAGTAGCGTCTTGAGTTACATATACTTTTGCAATTGTACCGAACTTAGGAGGTAGAGTTAACGCTCTAACTGAGTAGTCTTGTAGTGTTACTGTACGTTTTTGTTCTGCAAAAGCTCGTGCACTATTTTCTCTTATCTCATCAACAGTGTCTCCGTCTTTACCTCCAACTGCTGGTTCAGGGTTGTTAAAAGCAATTGTTGCTACTTTACTAGTATCAACTCCTGATGTAGTAATTGCGTCAATAGAGGTAATACTATTAGCAGGAGCATTTGCTTCTACGCCTCCTCCTACTATGTACCTTATCGTTAATGTTGTATTAGAAGGTGCTAATCCATAGGAGTTTGTAAATAAGAAGTTAGAGGGATCATATGCCCAGTCTAACCTTTTTACTCCTTGTCTTGGAAAATAGGTAGTAGTAACAGGGTCTGGTAGAAATTCTGCGTCGTCTTCTGTGCTAATGCCTGATCCAAACTGTACTTGTAAAACACCTTTAGAGGTAAATCTACTGACAAATCTTCTTGGTACTTTTTTTAGCTTTAGTATATTTGGTGCTTGCGATTTATCTGCCGAGGTATTAGATTCATCAACAAAGATTGTATCTTGTCCTAAAAATGGAACTTAATACCATATATTACCGTCACTGTCAGTTACATCTAAAACTCCTACTATATTATCGTCATCTATAGTTAGAGTAGCAAATTTTTCAGAAGTAGTAAAGCTTTCTGTCGTTGTTTTAATTTTACCGCAAAAAGCGTGTACTTTCTTTTTAAGCATAAATTCTGAAGGTACGCCTCCTGCTAGTGTTTTAACGGTTATCTCAGTAGGATCATAAGAACTTGAAAAATTAAAATCAACCTTATCTGATAGTAGGTATGTGGTTTGTCCTTGAGCAGTTGATTTTACTGTACTGTTTTCTGATATTACTAATGCTTGATCAAAATCAGGTTTATTATCTACTCCGGTTGCGTCTACTGTTTGAGTAACTTCTAGTATAGTCTCTGCTACAGTAGTAGCTTTTGGTCTATAGCCCATCATATACGCTAAAGAGTATAAATTAGATGGGTTTTTAGCGTGTTGTAGAAATGTCTCTTGTAGTTGATTATCTTGGTAGAAAGAGAGTACATCTCCAACATACGCAGCCATTTCAATTAACATCATACCTGGGGATGTTGGTGAAAAGTCGTTATAGGAGTCAGGGAAGTATGATTTAGCGTACTCAATTAGTTGAGATCTAAAATCATCAAAGTTCCTGTTTATATATTTTATGTCTCTAGTTTCTGCCATTATGTAGCAATATTAATTAAAAGTTCATCTTCTATGTTTGTATCTGCTATTGAATACGACATATAAAAGGTAACTAAGTTATTATCAGGATCAGAACCAGTTTTAATTTCATCTGGTTCGATTCTTGGAAAGTAGATATTGAGAGCATCTCTTACTATCATTTCTATCTCTTGAACTTTTTGTTCATTAATATTCTCAAAAAGCATATTTCTTAACCGTGTACCGAACATAGGATTTAAATACCTTTCTCCTCTACCTGTTAAAAAAAAGTTTATAAGATTATTTTTTATAGCTTCTTTAGTTTGATAGTTAGAACTAAATACATCTTTAGATCTAAACGGTATGTTTAAACCGACAGCTTTTCTAGGCTGTAAATCTAATGGATTAATTTTTCTAACTTCAAATGCCATTTTTATCTACTTTTATCCTTTTCGTAGGATTTATCAAGTACTGCTTTGGCTTTATTTACGAAGTCTAATTTGCTTATATCTAACCCTGGCATGGGTCCTGTTGACTCTGTCATACCCATTTGACTAGCCATTGATGATGCAAAGTTAGGCTTGTGCGCTCCAGCACCTCCTACAATGTTTTTATATTCTTCACCGGTCATTGATTGAGCGGTTTGTTTTATCATCTCCTCTAAAGGAACTGTACCTGTATTCATTTTTCCTACAGACCAGCTTCTTTTTAGGTCTTTTTGTTTTACCGGTTTATAGTCGGCAAATTTTTGCACCTGCGGAGTAGAAGCATATTTTACTGCTTCATTCATTACTTCTTGTAACTCCTCCTTAACAGCTGCTCTTACTTCTTCTCTAATAATTTTACGTAATTGATCGAGTTTCATATATATAAATAGTTAAGTTAAGAAAGTTGATTGTCTATTCTGAATTTTATTTCCTCTAAAAGTATTTCTTTTGAAGAACTATAGGAATTCGGTCCTTTTATTTTTACTTTTCCGTCTTTAATAGCTACAGCAAAATGTCTTGGAGCTAATACTGGGGATTCAGGAGTTCTCTGTATTCTTAAGAGATACCCTTTATATGTTAAATCAGGATCAGTTTCTGCTTCAGCTTCTTTAGATACTAACCCTTTAGATATATCTTGCAATTCTTTTTTTATTTCAGCTAAAACCTCTACGGGTATTTCTCCATCAGAGGCTGTAGTAGCAATGGAAGTATTTGTTGAATCGTTAGCGGCTGTGTCTTCTGTACTGCCAGTGCCAGTATTAGCATCGGTTAGCTTATCAGATATATTTTTAAGTACTGTTTCTAATTGAGCGAATGCTATAGCTTGCCCTGAAAGTGCTTCTGGTTTTATGTTTACTGATTGAACTTTAATTTCTTTTTCAGGTAGTCCGTTGCTGTCTAGAACTACTTCACCGTTTTCATCTTTTTTATTTACTACTATTGCTACGTCATTAACTGTTTCTCCGTCTACTTTTTTAGGAGGTAGTCTAAATCCTGCTCCTTCTTCAAGTAAGTTAAGCTTAGTACCTTTTGGTAAACTGTCAAGAGTTGCTGCTCCTTTCATTTCTATTTTTTCTACTCCTAAAGCTTTCTTTAAGTTATCTTCAACTTGCTCTTTAGCAGGGCGAGTATTTTCTTTTTCTAGAACTTTTGACCCAAATGTAGCAAATATACTTTCATCGTTTTCATCTAATATACCTAAGTTTTTTTGCTGCTTTTTATTTAATTTAGTTTTAATAGAGTTTTCTATTTTACAGACTCTTAATGGTGCTTCTAAATTTTTGAGGTTAGCGCTAATAGCTTTAGTAGCTGAAGAGGTAGATTTTAAACTCAACTCTATTGCTGTAGCAGTTAATAGCATCGCTGCTGCGAATTCTTTTAATAGGTTAAGTAGGTCGGCAAATTTAGTTGTAAAGTTAGTTGGTTGAGCGAATATCAAACCACCAGGAGGTCCGGGAGGGATTCCTATAGCTTGTGGTACAGGTAGTGCTAATATAACGTCAACAGCGGCTAGTAGTCCGTTGATTGGTGCTTTTATAGAGCCGGGTAGTGCTTGAAAGGCAGAAACGTTACTAGTCAAGGTACCGGTTAGTGTACTAAGATTAGATAGTTTTTTGTCTAGTTTATTTAGTTCAGCAGTTCCGGGGCATCCTTTAGCTCTTAGCTGATTGGTACTCTCTGTAACTGCTCTCATTCCTTTAGCAATAATTACACCTTGAGCTTTACCGATTTGAGTACCGATAGCTCCGTGTAATTTAGGTGGTTTAAACTTTTCAAACGGCATACTACTCTGTAAATACTTTTAATGAATCTAAATCGTCTATGGCTTTCTTTATCTGTCCTAAAGGAGACGCCATAGATGCTCCATGTGACTTAATCTGTGTTAATCCTCCAGCTGACGAACCGGCTGGTGCTACTCCTGCCAGGGCCTTACCTAGTCTCTCTAGTTCTGATACTAAGTCTTTCATCCACGCTTGAGTAGTTGCTCCTAAAAGTACAGGCTCTCTTTCATCAAATGCAGCAGTTCCTAAATATACTTTCGTAGCGTCAAGGGCTACATATTCTTGTCCGTCCCAGCTAATAGTGTTAGCGTTGCCGCCAATCGCTTCAGTACCTGAAAGTAAGATGCTCTCTTCTTTTGCGTTAAAGAATAGTCTCCCTGAGTTAATAAGAACTTGAGCACCTTGATATGCGT